CACTGTAAAGCGACGGTTCACTGCAGCATATGTATATACAGCGCCGAAAGGCTCTGAATCTACAATGGAGTTTGTGCGTATTGCACTTCAGTATCAGAAGCAGTATGGACTAGAGATAGATCCTAGCCTGCTCTGGAATCTGAGTCCGTGGTCATGGCTCATTGATTGGTTTCTCCCTGTCGGTAAGTTCATCGACACAGCGACCAATCTGATCCTTGGCAACACCGCGCTCCCCTGGGCGTACATCAGCGAACATACTGTTTGCAATGATGTTTACGAACGTCCAGCGGCCCGTCTTAATGACGGGAGCGATGTGGGAATGTTGCAAGTAGTCACTGACTACAAACGACGTATCCCTGCCAGCCCTTTTGGATTTGGACTTGCTTGGAAAGATTTGTCACCTTTCCAGCTTTCCATTCTAGCGGCACTTGAAATAAACCGAGCAGGTATTTTCTGGGAGTGAAATCCCAGAATATTCTGCAGCTGGATTTAATCCTATTGGATTACCAGTCGGCCTACTCGAGTGTCTAACTAGTCTCAGTGGCTCAAAAGCTGCTGAACCACGAGCGGGTGGTTTACCCGCCCGTTCGATAAGCTTCCATGTAGGAAGCATCACCGAAGAGAGTAATGCTATGTTTACAGATCCGATCTCCATTACGAAAACGGGTGGTTCTGCGAAGAACCTTGCCCGAGTTTCTACTGGCGACAATTCAGCCATCTATCGTACTGATGATGGCCTGTTGCTTCTTTCTTTCAAGCATACCTATGGTAGGCGAGATCGAATTACAGCAACTCTTGTCGACAAGAAGGTGACAGCTGACCCGTATCTCACGGGATCGTCGTTTGAATCCAGCGTTTCTGCTGGAATCTTCTTCGATGTTCCAAAGGTGGGTTACACCATTGCGGAACAATCTGCTGTCTACGGTGGTCTTTCCACTTGGGCATCTGCTTCGAGTTTTGCAGCAATTGCAAAACTTCTAGGCGGAGAATCCTAAGTAGGAAATTAGACATCGACCAGTATTGAGAAACTGGTTAAGTCTATGAATCTGCGTGCAACATAGCTATGGATTCCGTACCGAAAGGACGAGATGAAAAGCCTTATGTTGCTCTCGTTGGTAGTCACCCGTGAATGCGGTGACATAGTTGGCGTCAGCACCATTCGTGATTGCAAAACAATCACGGATCGGTTCGAACATGAGGGGATGTCGTTTTTAACGATTACCCTTCCTCAATTCGCAAAAGACTTCGAAAGAAGTCTGGATCGTAAAGAGGTGAGTCGCGACGTATTCCAGTCATTCGGCTGGTACGCAGGTCTCCCGAAATTTCTTTCAGGTTTCCTCGACAAAGTGTTCGACCGTGGTTCTGGACGGCTTCTTGATGATGCCTGCCCGTATGCCGTTCAAGCTATAAGACAGATTACTCTGTTGCATAGCAAGATTGGTATCAAGTGCACTCCCGAAAGGGATAAACGTGCAATTGAGGGGTACATCAAGTGTGAAACCGAAGTGAAGGTTAGCGATAGTCTCCTTTCTGAGGAGATGGCAGACGAATTTGTCTATTACAGCAACCTGCTTTTTCGTGATATTTTCTTAGATATGGAGAAATCCATATTTTCAGATTATCTCACTCCAAAGCACGGACCCGGTAAAACTGCGGAGCGTATTCTTGGAAACTTGAAATACGCTTCCCGTAGTTGGACGAGTCGCCTTGAATCAGTGTTTCCCGCGAGGGATTATCTGGTTCCGGGCCATCACTACTCTGATGAGTTAGATGCGGTTACTTGGGTTGAACCTGAAGCGGAGACGCCCGTCAGGGTAGTCCTCGTTCCTAAAACGCCGAAAACTCCTAGAATTATTGCTATAGAGCCGGTTTGCATGCAGTACATGCAGCAAGCCTTGCTACGCAGTTTTCTAGATGCCTTCCGGAAGGATGACATCCTTCCAGGTATCATCGGATTCCGCGATCAACCGCCTAATCAGCAGTTGGCCAAAGAGGGCTCCCTTACGGGAACACTCGCTACACTTGATTTAAGTGAAGCATCCGATCGAGTTTCGAATCTGCATGTACAACTCCTTTTCCGACGTCATCACCTCTTGGCAGAGGCTGTCGGAGCTACAAGGAGTTTGAAGGCAGATGTACGAGGTCATGGTGTAATCCACCTGGCCAAGTTTGCGTCTATGGGTTCTGCGATGACTTTCGCCATGGAGGCGGTTGTTTTCACAACAATCATCTTTATGGTCTTAGGTCGGTTGCAAAGCCGCCGGATGACCAGGAAGGACGTAAAGTCTTTCCTCGGTAAGGTGCGCGTTTATGGGGATGATCTAATTGTTCCCAACGACATTGCGCCTGACGTGGTAGAGGGACTTGAAGCCTACGGGTATAAAGTCAACTCGAGCAAGTCTTTCTGGAGTGGTTCATTCAGAGAGTCTTGTGGCAAGGAATACTTTAAAGGACACGACGTTTCCGTCGTAAAAGTCCGCAAAGTATTACCTGCATCACGCGTTGATGCCCATGAGCTCGCGGCCACCGTGGCCCTACGTAACCTGATGTACAAACAGGGTATGTGGACCACTGCTAGGTGGCTTGACAATAGAATCAAGGAATTGATTCCATTTCCCATTGTCAGTGAGTCTTGTGCGGGGTTGGGTAGGCACTCCTTTCTTGGTTGGAAAGCCGAGTTTGGAGAGGCTGGTAAATCGATGCAGCGACCATTAGTCACGGTTGCTTATCTAAATTCCAAGCCTCCAAAATCCGACATTTCGGATGATGGTGCTTCTGCCTTGCTTAAGTGGTTTCTCAAACAAGGGGAGGATCCCTTTGAATTGGGTAGCTACGAGCGTCAAGGACGCCCGGATACCGTCAACATAAAGATCCGGAAGGCACCACCCTATTAAAGGGTGGTGGCCGCGTAAGCGGCAGGAAGAGGG